ATGGCCTGTTTATACCCCAAAACGAATCGATAAGTCATGATTAGTGATGATCAGGTCATCATTGATACACCATCGGCTGAAATCGTCTCAGATCAGCCCACATCGGTTTTTTTGCCGGTAACAGCTCCACGAATCCACTCACCGCTCAATGATTTGCCCACGCGCGGCTTCGAACTCATTGATTTCGCTGACAGATTCATCGATGGTGGCTTTATGCCATGGCAAAAGTGGCTGGCCGAGCAATCTTTGAAAATCAAAAGTGATGGGAGATGGAAGCACCCAATCTCGATCGCCATGCTTCCACGCCAACAAGGTAAATCGACCTACATGCTTGCTCGGATCGCCATGGGAATGTTCGAGTGGAACGAGTCATTGCAGATTGCATCAGCTCACCGGCTTGTCACATCGCTGGAGCAATTTCGGCAGCTTGTGTCCATGATTGAAAAGCATGCTGATCTTTCGGCTCAGGTAAAGCGCATCCGTTGGCAACATGGAGCCGAGGAAATCCAATTGCTGAATGGATCACGATTCTTGATCAAGGCCGGTGGCTCAGCTGCTCGCGGAGCTTCGCCGACAACTGTGCATCTGGACGAAATCCGTGAAATGCATGATTTAGAATCTTTTGCCTCATTGCGTTTCGCTTTGATGGCCGCGAAAAATCCTCAGGTCAATGGCTTCACAAATGCCGGAGACTCACACTCGGTCGTTTTGCAAATGCTACGCGAAAGAGGCTTGGCGGCTGCCGCTGGTGCAGATGATGACATCGGATGGTTTGAGTGGTCTGCTCCAACTGATGAAATCTCATTTGACAATGCTGCTTCATGCAATCCAGCTTTGGGGATAACGATGCACCCGGACAATCTACGGGCGATCTTAAATGATCCTCCCGAAATCATTATGACGGAGGTTTTGTGCAGATTCGTGCAAACAATCTCAAGTGTGGTCGGTGCCAAAGAGTGGCAAGAGTGTGGCGATGAGTCAATTGATCTTGATGATGACAAGCTTACATGGATGGCGATTGATATTTCACCCGATCGAAAGCACGCGGCCTTAGTGGCCGCCCAAAAGCTTGGCTCCGAGTCATTTGTTGTAAAGCTGTTGCATACATGGGAAAACTCAATTCAATTGGATGATCGAGCCATTGCCAATGATGCCGCGGCATATTGCCGCAAATATCCGATTGAGTATTTGCTTTATAGCCGCCGCACATCTGGAGCTGTTGCAGCGCGTATGCAACCAGCCGGAATCCCAATCCATGACATGGACAGCGACTATCCGCAAAGCTGTGATGAACTTTTGGGAGCTATTAATAGCGGCAGACTTAAGCACCGAAATCAAGCCTCGCTCACGGAGCAAATCCTTTCGGCTGTGCAATTGAGGCGAGGTGATGGCGGTTGGGTTATTGGTAGGCGTGCAAGCCAATCGGCTGTTTGTGCCGCCGTAGCATCTGCATTGGTGACACACTTTGCGACACGCCCAGAAACCGAAATCGACATTTTAGTGGGTTGATGCTTGACATTTTGAGAAAATGCGCCCATGGGATTATTTGATCGAAAGCGCACCATCGAAACAGTCGCGCCATCGCGCGGTGCTGACATAGCTGCACAGATCGGCCCAGCTCCAACACTTGATGCATTTTTTCCATTTGGTGGAGCTGATTATCTTGCAACCCGTGAAGAGGCCATGTCCGTACCGGCCATCGCTCGCGCTAGAAACATGATCTGCAATTCCATTGCCACAATTCCTTTAGTTACACGCGACAAAAACACAGGTCAAATTATTGATCAACCTGTTGTGATTTCTGACCCGGATAAACGAGTACCAGGAGCGGCATCGTGGGTTTGGGCGTGCGAGGATTTATTATTTACAGGATTTTCATATTTTCAAATAATGGATTTGTTCGCTGATACAGGCCGCGTGCGCCAAATGTGGCGAGTTGCACCAAATCGCGTTGGCGTTTTCTTAAACTCAATCGGCACTCAAATTGAGTATTACACAGTCGATGGATCGCGTGTGCCGATGTCTGGCGTTGGATCACTTGTGGTTTTTTATGGCAACGATGAAGGTTTATTGAATCGCGCTGGTCGCACAATCCGTGCTGGTGCAGAGCTTGAAAGAGCTGCCGCAATGTATGCACGCGAACCTGTACCATCAATGGTTTTGAAATCAAATGGCACAGCATTGCCAGCTGATCGCATTGCAAAATTGCTTGATGCGTGGGGCGCAGCTCGTAGAAATCGCGGAACAGCGTTTCTCAATGCCGATGTTGAATTGACAACAGTCGGATTCACACCGGAGCAAATTGGCCTTAATGCTGCACGCGAAATCATCGCAACCGAACTTGCACGCGCCGTGGGAATTCCGGCTTACTTTATTGATGCGCCGACTGGATCATCCATGACCTATCAAAACGCCCAAACGGCGCGTCAAACTCTTTTGGATTTCTCGCTGCTTCCGTTGATGAACAGCATATCCTCAAGACTTTCAATGCCAGATTTTACGCCATCAACACAGCGCGTGGAATTTGATTTGAAGGCTTACTTGCGCGGATCAGAAAAAGAGCGTGCAGAGATTTACAAGATTTTATTTGAAATCGGTGCAATTACCACCGATGAAATTAGACAAATGGAGGACATGATCTCATGAAGCTGACAACACCAATGCAAATTACGGCAGCCGATTCAGATGCACGCACAATCAGCGGTCGCATTGTTGCTTTTAATGAGCACGCAAATGCATCAACCGGCAAAGTTGTTTTTGCTCGTGGATCAATTCAGCCACAGGATGTTTTTCTTAACCTTGAGCACGACAATACTCGCAGGATTGGCAAAAGTATCGCCATGAGTGTGAACGATAAGGAAATGACGGCCACATTTAAAATCGCCAACACCACAGCTGGCACAGATGCATTGACAGAGGCCATGGAAGGCCTACGCGATGGATTCTCAATTGAGTTGGCTGTGGACAATTACGAAATGCAAAAGGATGGCACCATGAAGGTGCTCAATGGGCAGCTCACAGCTGTCGCTTTGGTTACTGAACCGGCTGTGCGATCAGCTCGCGTTTCTGAGGTAGCCGCATCAGAGGATTCTGAAACTGAAACAGTTACAGAGACAACAAACCCAAATGAAGGAGACAAGATGGACAACACTACCGAACCAGTAGCTCCTGCCGTTGAACCGGTAGCAGCTCCAGAAGTCGCACCTGTACAGGCATCACGCCCGGCTTACTACACAGCACCACGCTCACCAATTGTGGACAAGGTTTCATACCTTGAGCACTACCTACGCGCAAGCGTTTTGCATGATGAAGATTCACGCCAGTATGTCAAGGCAGCTGATAACACAACATCAACCGCACCCGGCATGATTCCAACACCACAAAGCACACAGGTCATCAATGCGCTTGCAAATGCTGATCGTGGAACAATCGATGGCATCAGCCGCGAAACTTTAGTTGCAGAAGGTATGACATTTGAGCTGCCTCGCGTAACGGCTGTCCCAACAGTATTGCCAATCGATGAAAATGATCCAGTTACAGAATCATCACTATCTGCAACCTTTTTATCCGTTTCTGTTCAGCCTTTCAAAGGCCGTGCAATTTCCACAGTAGAACTCATTGACCGAAGCCGGCCAGAGTACCTAACAGCTTTGCTCCAGAATCTTGAATTTGCTTATGCAAAAGAAACTGATGAATATGCATTGGCACAAATGCAAGCGGCCGTCACTACTGTGACAGCACAGGCAGCAAACTCAGCAACCGGATTCCTTGGATACACATCAAAGGCAGCCGCAAATGTTTATGGCGCATCACTTGGATTCGCTCGCTCATTGATCGTTTCACCTACACAATGGGGAAACATCATGGGATACAACGACAATGGCGCACCACTTTACAACGCAGCACAGCCATCAAATGCAGCTGGAAATGTACGCGGTGACAGTTTGCGCGGTGTAGTTTCACCGGGACTGAACCTTTATGTTTCACGCTCATTTGGTAACGCTGGCACAACAACAGCCGATGGCGATTCATCAATGGTGGTTGTAAACCCAGATTCATACACATGGTACGAATCTCCACGCTTTACGCTACGCAGCAATATCAACAGCGATGGAACAATTGACATCCTGTACTACGGCTATGGCGCACTAGCTGCCAAGGTGCCAAACGGCGCACAATTCAACAACCTCCCATAAATCACTATCGGTAGCGGTCGCTCCCGAACGCTACTGACACGAAAGGAACCGAGATGCCATCAATAGTTACAGCCTCGCAGCTGAGAGCGATTCTTGGTGTCTCGGTTTCTTTGTATAGTGATGCTCAATTGGATTCTTACATAGATTCCGCAGAACAAACGATTTTGCCTTTACTTACGCAATACCAATCATCGGTGACTTTTGCCAATGTGGATGAATCCGTCATTTATTTCACCACAATGCGGCCAAATTATTTTGTGCCGGGTCAATCTGTTGTTGTTACCGGGGCCGGAACTTACAGCGCGACTTATACAGTCACCGATGATCGGATTGAGCCATACACTTTCACAGCTGCAACAAATGCGGCTAATCGTGATTATCCATTGCCGTTTATTCCAGCGGCAACAGCAACATTGAGTGGATCATCGGCAGCGCAGCTGTACGCATCAACACCACCAATTGAAAATGCAATCTTGGTTGTAGCGGTTGAAATTTTCCAGAGCATCACAGCTCCCGGCAATCAGATCATGTCAGATAATTTTCAGCCGTCACCATTTATTCTCGGCCGCAGCTTAAGCAACCGAGTTATCGGCCTCTTAGGCCCGTTTCTTGATGTCGAAACGATGTGTCAATGAGCATCGAATCAGCAATCCGCACGCCACTAAAAACAGCACTTTCCGGAATTGCTGCAAATGTGTACAACGGCATCCCAGAGACAATGACATCACCAAGCATCTGTTTAATCCCGGATGCGCCATATTTGGAAAGCGTTTTAATCAATGGCGCAACAACAAAAGTCAAAATCAATTTAACTGTCACCGGTGTTGTGGCTTATGCCAACAATGCCGCAGCTTTAGACAATCTCGAAACATTGATGATTAGCATCATCAGCGCAATGCCCGATGGATACGAAGTGGGCAATGTGAATCAACCTCAACCATTGGAAGTCGGTGCGGGCAAATACCTCACAGCCGATTTACAAGTAAGCACCTACTACACCAACTAAGGAGAAATCATGCCAACAACAATCGTGACCGGCAGAGACATCACATTTACCATTGATGGTGATTCGTATGATGCTCAGGCCACATCAGCAACATTAACAATTGATTCAACAATCAATACATACCAAACACTCGATGGCAAGGCTTATTACACAACCGATACTCAAGGCACATTTGCCGTTGAAATGTTGGCAGATTGGCCAGCTGGAGGATCGCTATGCAACGCGCTTTGGACAGCGGCAGACACAGCACCAAACACACCATTGGCGGTTGTTTTCACAGCTGCATCAGGATCGGTGTTCAATTTTGATGTGCAGCCAATTTTCCCATCAGCCGGAGGCACCGCACCAGATGCACAAACTGTTTCACTATCCTTTACCTGTGTAACAACACCAACGCTATAAACAAAGGAGATCGGGAGCATGAAATTACCAATCACAATTGAATTCACTACGGGGGAAAGCGCAACCTATACCGCGCTTCCACCGGAGTGGATGAAATGGGAACGCCAAAGCGGAAACACAATTCAACAAGTAGCCGAGAAATTGGGCATTGCTGATTTGATGTTTCTCGCTTATCACGCGATGAAGCGCGAAGCAGCCGGAAAGACTGTGAAGCCTTTTGAAGTGTGGTGCGAAACTGTGACTGACATCAGCATGGGAGAATCCGAAAACCCAAAAGCTACGAGCCGGGAAGCTTAAACCGGATCATTTGGGAATTGGCCATCCACACCGGATTGTCACGATCAGAGTTTCAAACACCAGAGGATGTCTTAACCGCTTTTGAGATACTGAGGATCAAAAATGGCAACTGAAACGATCGCCTATAACAAGGCGGAATTGCGTGGAATTATCCGCGCTTTTAAAGCCATGGATGAAACAGCAACAGAAAAGGCAAAAAGTGTTTCAAACAATTTGGCAACCTATGTGCAAGGCAACATTTTTGAAGCTGCCGCTGATCGTGGAATCGTTGCATCCAGAATTGCACAAGGCTCGCGGGTTAGCAAATCATCGAAAGTTGGTGAGATCAGCTACGGCTTTGTATCGCAAAAGTTTTCAGGCGGTGGCACAACTCAACAGCTTTGGGGTGGTGAGGAATTTGGCTCAAACAAATTTAAGCAATTTCCAATTTGGTCTGGCAGATACGGCCGAGGATCACGCGGATGGTTTATCTATCCGACTTTAAGGCGTTTGCAACCAGAAATTTTGAACCGCTGGAATTTGGCATTTACTGAGATTTTGAAGGAGTGGTGAAATGGCAGCACAAGGCTCACGCACGCTCAAGCTTTCGATTCTTGCCGATGTTGATGAACTCAAAAAGAGTCTCAATGTAGGTGCAAAGGATGTTGATGGATTTGCCGGCAAAATTGGTGATTTTAGCAAGAAAGCGGCATTGGCTTTTGCCGCTGTTGCCGCCGCAGCTGGTGCCATGGCAATCAAAATTGGTGTGGATGCTGTTAAAGCTGCCAGCGACTTGGGCGAAACAATCTCAAAGGTCAATGTCTTATTTGGTAAGTCAGCGAAAGACATTGAAAAGTTTGCAGATGGCGCGGCCGCATCGTTAGGCCAGACAAAACAACAGGCATTGGATGCCGCAGCTACATTTGCCACATTTGGAAAATCAGCCGGTTTGAGCGGTGAGAATCTAAGCAAATTCTCAATTGACTTTGTGAAATTGTCATCAGATTTGGCCTCTTTCAACAACACATCACCAGAGCAAGCAATCAATGCTATTGGATCGGCTTTGCGTGGCGAAGCTGAGCCATTGCGCCAATATGGCGTTTTGCTCGATGATGCTTCATTGCGCCAAGCCGCTTTGGAATTGGGCATTATTAGCACCACCAAAAATGCGCTGACACCACAGCAAAAAGTGTTGGCAGCTCAGGCTTTGATTTACAAGCAAACATCAGCTGCACAAGGTGATTTTGAGCGCACCAGCGATGGTCTAGCCAACAAAACACGAATCCTCACAGCTCAATTAGAAAATGCAAAAACTACGATTGGTCAGGCACTTTTGCCGATAGTTTTACAATTGGCCAATTTCTTTTCAGAAAAGGTCATTCCAATCGTGCAACAAGTTGCTGATGCTTTTGGCAAAAAATCCGGTGGAATGGATGGAACATTAACAACATTGGCTGATGGCATCAAAAATTTTGTGCAACCCATTTTTGAAGGTTTCCGATCAGCTTTCGACAAAATCAAAAAAACTGTTATTGAAAACAAAGATGAATTTCAAGCCTTTTTTGATGTCATCAAAGCTGCCGCTCCAATCATTGGCAATGTTATTGGCAAAGCTTTCAGCGTGGTTGGCGATGTAGCCAGCGTTGTGTTAAACATCATGGCAAATGTCGTTGGAGCTTTGCGAGGTTTAATCAACACAGCAATCGATCTGATCAATGTTGCGATCCGTGGTTTTAACCTAATCAAGCCGGGCGCAGACATTTCACCAATTTCAAAGATTGGAACATCTAGCGGATCAAGCTCGACCGGAGGCATTTCGGTGCCAGCTGCATCATTGCCAACTGGATTCACATCCGGTGGAGGATCATCAACCGGTGGTGGCGCAACGGGAGGCGGATTGACCGGGGGAACTGGTGGCACGACTGGTGGCGGCTCAACGGGCGGATCACTAGGCGGCGCGGTAACAAAGATTGCAAAAGACACCAAAAAGGTTGTGGATGATGTTGCTGGAGCTTTTGATAATTTCACCAGCGGCACAACAACTTTGGCCGGGGTCATGGCAGCTTCCAATCAACCATTTGCTTTTGGCACATCCGGTGTCAATACCAACACTCTTGCTGGCATTTTGGCGGCATCAACAAAACCAAATGTGACTGTCAATTTCAATGGAATAGCAACCGATCCCGAAGGCACGGCGCGTGCTCTTGTTGATACGATCAACAATTCATTTTATCGCGGTACAAATGGCGCAACAAACTTGGTAATTGCATGAGTGTTTTCAATCCAATTTGGCGTGTGATTATTGGTGGAACAACATACACAAATTACACTTTGGCAAACCTTACAATCACATCGGGTCGGACAAACATTTATGAGCAAGCAAATGCCGGATATGTAAATCTTGAGCTGATTAATCTTGATCAATCGATTGTCGATATTGAAATAAATGATGCGGTTACGATTGAATTGCAAGATTCAACGGCCACATTTGTGCCAATTTTTGGCGGAACAGTCGTGGAATTTGACATTGGAATTGTTGCATCTGGAGTTGTGGCTATCAATCAATCGGTCAAAATCATAGCTTTGGGGGCTTTGGCACGATTACCAAAAGCCTTGACTGATGGTGTTTTGTCAAAGGATTTTGATGGTGATCAAATTCTGACAATTTTGACCGACCTTTTGATCAACTCATGGAACGAGGTGCCAGCGGCATTGACATGGGCAACTTATGATCCAACAGAGCAATGGCAAGATGCACAAAACACCGGATTGGGTGAAATCGATACACCAGGCAATTATGAGCTGGCCAATCGTGGAGCATCATCGATCAATGTGTATTCATTGGTTTCAGCTTTGGCCACATCAGGATTAGGCTACATTTACGAAAACGCGCAAGGTCAAATTAGCTATGCAGACAGCACACACCGGTCTGTTTATTTGGCAGCCAACGGATATACAGACCTTTCAGCTGCACAGGCTTTGGCCGATTCGCTTTCGATACAAACCAGAGCCGGTGACATACGCAACGAAATTGTTTTGAAATACGGCAACAATTCAGCAAATGAGGTGGTCGATTCTGATGCGACCTCAATTGGCCTGTTCGGCAAATTGGCACAAATCATTACAACCACCATTGAAAATGCAAGCGATGCCGGGGATCAGGCAGCTTTTTACCTAACGCTCAGAGCGTATCCTCAAGCCAATTTCAATCAAATCACTTTTGAGCTGACAAATCCAGAGATCGATGATGTTGATCGGGATGCCTTGATCAACATTTTCATGGGGTTGCCATTGCGTATCAGCGACCTTCCGCTGAACATGGCATCGGGAACCTATTTAGGATTTGTTGAAGGATGGACATGGCGTGCCGCATACAACAGCGTTTCGGTCACGGCTATTCTTTCCCCATTGGCATTTTCATTGCAAGCCATGCAATGGCAAGATGTCGCAATTGCAGAACAATGGAACACAATCAGCGGCAGCCTAGATTGGGCAACCGCCTTAGTCGTAGCGTAAGGAGGAAAGATGAGCAATCCAACAACGCCATTTGGCTGGCAAATGCCAACGGCAACAGATTTAGTGACCGATCTGCCGGCTGATTTTGAGGTATTTGGGCAAGCTGTTGCCACATCGCTGGCTGATCTATTAGGTGGCACATCAGGTCAGGTTTTGGCTAAGAATTCAAACACCGACATGGATTTTGTGTGGGTCACATCTGATGATGCTAACGCGATCCAAAATTCTATTGTTGATGCCAAAGGTGATCTTGTCGCAGCTAGTGCAAACGACACACCTGCACGCCTAGCAGTAGGCAACAACGGCGAAACGCTCGTAGCAGATAGTTCCACTTCAACAGGATTGCGCTATCAAGGTTCACAGGCTGCTGGAAAGAACATCTTGATAAATGGTGGTTTTGACATTTGGCAGCGTGGAACATCTAGCGCATCAACTGGATACACCACGGCAGACCGCTGGTATATGAACGCAGCAAGCACAACATTTTCACAGGAAACAACAACAGTTCCAACAGGAGTGCGGTACGCATTAAAGGCTTTGACAAGTGGCACAACGACAGTCCAATTTAGACAAGCCGTTGAAACCTTAAACGCAATTCAATTTGCAGGTAAGACCGTGGTTTTATCAGGTGAGTATCAAGCCTCAACTACAACCACAATACAAACTAAATTATTTTACTCAACAAGCGTTGACAACTCGGTTACAGGTTCTTGGACAGAAATCACGGCTACAACAGGCGGAACAGTCAGTGCGGTCAATGGAAGTTATACAAAGTCATCATCTGTTTTTGCAGTACCTTCAACGACTAAATCGCTAATGGTGTTATTTGATACTGGCTCAGTCGCTTCGGCGGTAAGCCTTTACTACGGCAAAATTCAACTTGAATTGGGTTCGGTTGCTACCGAGTTTGAGCGAGCAGGTGGAAACATCCAATCAGAATTAGCCGCTTGCCAGCGGTATGCAACACCTTTGTTTAGAGCATCAGGTATTGATTGCGCTTTAGTGGTAAGCCGTAATTCGACAACGGGCGGAGAAGTTAATTTTATCTTGCCTGTCCAGATGCGTGGAGTACCCACAGCCTTTCTTCTTTCTGGAAGTTATGGTCGATGTGTTTTCTATGATACGAGTTTTGGATTAACTACAAGCAATGTTTCTGCTATTTCAATCGGTGATGGTCCTAATTACCAACAAATAAATGTGCTGCTTACTCACGGATCTGTTGCAGGATCTTATGTAACGGCTTCCTGGGACACCGCTGTAAACGGTGGATTTATTATGCTAAGTGCGGAGTTGTAAGATGATTAAATACGAAAAGAAATCAGTTGAAACACCTACAAAAACAGTAGAGTGGATTGAGGCAACATTTGATGATAGCGATGTGATTATGTCTATTCCAATCGATGAAGCCAACTCAGATTATCAGCGCTATCTAAGCCCAGAAGCGGAACAATCCACACCGATGATTCCGGGCGATGAGTAATTTTCCACAAGGCACATTGCCGCGTTTGATTCAGGTTGCGCTCGCTGAGGTGGGCACAGCTGAAACAGGCAACAATGAGACAAAGTACGGCAAATTTATGAAAGCCGACAAGCTGCCATGGTGTGGATCATTTCTTAATTGGTGTGCTCATCAAGCTGGGGTTGAGGTGCCAAATGTTGTAAGCACGCGAGCTGGAGCTGAGGCATTTAAGAAAACCAAGCAATGGCACACCACGCCAAAGATTGGTGACTTTGTTTTCTTTGATTTCATCATCGATGACAAAACCACAATCAATCACATTGGCTTGGTAATCCGGGCATCAGAAAAACAAATCGTGACTATCGAAGGCAACACATCAGGCGGTGGCGATCAGCGCAATGGTGGCGAGGTTATGGTTAAATCAAGAACTTTGGGAGCAAGGTCATTTGTAGTCGGTTACGGCCGACCAACCTATGACTCGTTTTCCGGTGATTTGCCGGATCGACCAAAAGGAGAAAAATGATGGAGCAATTTAAGGCAGCGGCAGCATCATGGATGCGCAGCGCGGTGGCTGGATGTTTGGCCGTGTACATGACTGGCAACACCAATCCCAAAGATTTGGCCATGGGCCTCATCGCTGGAATTGTGCCTGTTTTAGCTCGTTGGGCAAATCCTAACGATCACGCATTAGGCATAAAAAAGTGAGCGTGGGCGAGTGGACAGCTGTTGGTGGACTTGTACTCACAACATTGGCAGCTGTCTATTCGTCAATGAGAATCATCATCAAAGCGGTTATGAGCGAACTTTCACCGAATTCGGGATCGAGTATGAAGGATCAAATCTCACGCATCGAGGCTCGTTTGGATTATCTGTACACACAACTTATTGAGCAAAAGAAGTAGCGACACGCCGCCATTTAAGCGTGATTGTTGAACTTGTCGGTTTTGCCTGTCACTCTTTATTTCGGGAGCTGATTCGCGGCTCCCAGAATCGGGAGCAAGACAATGAACGAAATCTCAATTGTGATCATGTGTTTGATCGCTGGTGCTTTGTGGGCTGTTATGGCCTATTCGGTGGGTTTTAAGGAAGGCGAGCGACAAGGCTATACAAGAGGCCGAGCCGTTGCACGCCATGCTGTATCAGCTGATCGGAAGGTCAAATGATGGCCTCTTTCATGGATGGATACGAAGGCAACAAAGAGCGCACAGACCGATGGATTGCCACATTTCCGGAAGGTAGGTTGGAATCGCACATCATCGAATTCAATGCCGAAAAAGGTTATGTGCTAGTGCAAGCAAAAGCATTTCGCAATCAAACCGAGATTGATCCAGCCGGCATTGATTATGCGTATGGCTATCTCGCAGCTTATCCGGACAAAATGAAACGCTGGATGATCGAGGACACTTGCACATCAGCTTTGATGCGCGTGATGGCCTTGGTTATGGGCAACACCGAGAAGGCCACCAAAGAGGTCATGGCATTGGTTAAGAGTGAATCACCGGCAGCCGATTATGACTATTGGAGCACAAAGCATGGCGATGTGCCAAGCTACAAAACATCTGGAGAAGCTGAGATGGCTGGCACACCATCGTTTGGATCATCCGATGTCGGGCCAACAGGTTGGGCTGTCAATGGCGTGCCGATGTGTGCACATGGATCAATGCGCTGGAATCAAAGTAAGCCAGATGCACCAAAGCCATGGGCCGGATACTTTTGCAGCGAAAAGATTAAAGAAAAGCAATGTAAGCCGACATGGTATGTGCTTACAAGCGATGGCACATTTAAGCCGCAGGTGTGATGATGAGCGACTATGTTGAAATCATTTATCCTCAAGAGATGAAAGCCCGATTGATGTGCAATGGCGAAATCGTTGAGGAATACAAAATTGAGCAATGCGACAAATGCTCACAGCTGAGGCGATTGGATCATTTCGGCTACCAAAAAGGCTATGACAAGCAAGACAACATCATTTGGTTTTGTGGTGATTGCCGATGATAGATCGCATTGAGGAGGTGCAATGCATGATTGCAGCCATTCAACATTGCCATGATCGATCAGCTGATCACAGCTCACGCATTGTCAAAAACCTGTCATGGTTTGAGTATGTGGCACAGATGGGCGAATCAATGCTGGCTGAGCTAGTGGTGGCCAAGCGATTGGGTTATGAATACACACCGGGCATCACATGGGATAAGTCAAAGGCCGATGTGGGAGAGCACATCGAGGTCAAATGGTCAGCCAATCCCAACAGCAATTTGTGGATTCAGGAATCAGATCGCCATGACCGAGACATCGCTGTGTTAGTTACAGGCAACGCACCAAAGATGCACATTGTTGGCTGGATGCCGGTTGCAATAGCAAAAAAACCACGCTACCGAAACGCATCGCAAAACAATTGGAGTGTGCCTCAAATCAATCTGCAACCTATTGAGACTTTACAAAGGAGCAATTATGCACATCCTGCAATTTGATTGTTCGATCTGTTCAAAGCTGTATGGAAAGCCAAAGCAACGCCATGGCCTCAAGAAAGGTGCAGAGCTAACCGAGCATGAGTGGTTTGCACAATGCATGAGCTGTGGCACATTTGGCATCAAGATCGTTGATGATGCTCGTATTGAAAAGATGTCATTGTGAATAAGTTATCCACAGGCTTTGTCCACAGGTGTGCGAAACCTGTTGGAATCGCCCAAGATTACGCTCGTTATTTGACAGCGTTGGTACGCTCCAGACTCGCAGACGAGCCGGTGTACCGGATAGCTCGGGCGCAATGTATGGTGCTATTGGCCGTGCTATGTATTGTTGGCACAACACCGGCAACAGCTGCAAAAGAAGTTAAACCATCGATTGATTATCTAAAGTTATATGCACATTCAAGGATTGTTAATTGGCAAGAATTCAAATGCTTTGACAAACTGATAACAAAGGAAAGCAATTGGCGTGTGGAAGCAATTAACGGATCACACTTTGGTTTAGGTCAAATGCGTAATCCAAAGTACAGAAACCTTGATGGCTTTCGCATGATTGACTGGAGCCTTCGCTATATAGATCACAGATATCAAGGTTCAAGCTGCAAGGCCTTTGAACATTGGCAAAAGCGTGGGTGGCATTGATGTCACGGAACTGGACAGGCGGCAGCACGGCTCGATGGCGTAAGATCAGAGAAATGGTGCTTAAGCGTGATGGATGTTGCCAGATGTGTGGGCAAACCGAAGGTCAAATGCACATCGATCACATAATTCCAAAGCGATTGAACGGAAGCGATGAATTGTGGAATTTGAGGCAATTATGTCAAAAGTGCAATTTGGTCAAAGGTGGTCGTTTTTTTGAGGCGGACAAGACAC